TTCATTTAATGTATCTAAAGCCATTTGCCTATTAGATTCTATTGTCTCTTTTTCAGATTTAGTAACCAATTCTCTAAATAGTTCTTCTTGATTTTCAAAATCAATATTTACTTCTTTTGTCTCCTCATTCAATTCATAAGACGCTCTATATAATTTATATTCATAAGTATCGTTTTCAAAAGTATCAATCTCATAATCAACATAAGAATTAGTAAAATCTAATACCCATACATAAGAATCTTCATCTGTTGATAATGCGTTATAAAGAATGTCCCACTTGTCTTTATAAGATAATTCAAATTTTTCTTCTTTTTCTTTAGTCATATCTTCCTCACCTTCATCTTTATCGAAATCTTCAATGATTTCTTCATCAGGAGATGGTTTAGACATATCTTTTTTAGTAGTCTCGTCCAAATCTTTACCTCCTTTCATTGAAATTTTGCTATAAGCCTCAATCATTTCATTATATAATGCTTTAAAATCATCCAACTCATACATTTTAACCTTGGCATCTTCAAAGCATGGTTCTACATCAGAACCTAATATAGTTAATGCTGAGAAATCAAAATCTTCTATAACCTCATAACCATCTTCATCTATAAAACTAGAATCTATTTTAATTTCCATACTCTGAGGTCTTGATTTTTCCTCATCATCTAACAAAATCTCCAAATCTTCGTATCTGCCAGTCCATAATAAAATATCACAAACAAGATACTCTTTGTCGCCATCGTCCACCCATCTTGGATTAGCCGATTCTGGAACAACACCATAAGGAACAGTAGTTTCTTCGTATTTTATACCATTGCTGTCCATTATTATTCTTCCACCATGCGTACCGAAATCTTTATCATCGTCCTCTTTATATATTGTTTCGGCAACAACAGGTACATTAAAAATAGTTTCTAAATTTTTATTTACAGATTCTTTGCTGATATAAGAATTATTCCTATTAGCACCAACATACATAACCTTACATTCAGCTTTAGAAAAATCTTTATTGACATATTCTAAAGTGTCAGATTGTATTGATGCATTGAATTTTAATGTATTATTCATTTATTCACCACCTTTAAAAAAATCTTTTATTAATAAAAAAACATTTGTCTTTATTAATACTATCATATTTTTTAACATCTTTTGGTGGCATAAAAACAAAGACTTCATTATCTTTCATCATAAAACTATCAACTAAACTATAACCTTTTGAAATTAATTCTTTGGAATAATCTTCGTCTATTGTGCATAAATATTCTTTCACATTACCACCTACCTATATTGTTCATTTTCTTCTGTTACATCAGACTTTTCATCTTTTTCTGGTGCTCCTTTTTCTGTGTCATTTGATGATTGTTGGAATGATGACTGCTTAGGTCTAAATAATGAAGCGAAATCTAACTTGTTTTCCATTCTTGCTAATTGTATAGCATCATATGGCTCATAAGCACCAGCAGAAATCCAACCGCTGTATAAATCGCCCATTCCCATTCCTTCTTTTCTGATTTTATATATGTCAGATTTATTGTACCATGTAATTTCCTTATCTATGGTAAATTTTATTTTTTGGTCTTTTATTTTATAATTAATCAAGTTCTCAAAAAATACAACAAGATGTTTTATTTTTGTAGCATCGACCTCAACAGAAAACTTTAATCCATTTGTAGTTGTCGCATTCCACATTGTCTCACTTATACCACTGCTGAATGTTACATTGTCTTTTGAATTTTCTGCTATGTTTATGCTTTGTTGTTGTGATTTTTCCAAAGTTATATTCTCTGGTTCAAATGGATTGGCAATAGCATTAACATTATCTGGCAAATTGCTTTTAGATGCTTGAACATATTTTTCAACATCATCATAATCCATAGTTGGTTCACCAGTATTTTTATCAATCGGAACTTTAAAATGAATTAACTTTATATTATTTAGCTTTATTGTATTATTAAAATACTCTTTATCATTATCAAAATTGTTTAAGTCAATAAACATATTTGAAAAGAATGGATACCCATGCTCTTCAAAGTTTAATGTTGATGACATAGAAAATCCACGCTTACTTACTAAATATAAATAATAAGGAATCTCTATATTTGTACCATTAAGCCTCTTCGTTTTCTTTTTATCATCTGTTTCAGTATAATTTTTATAAGCAATTCTTATTTCCTCTGGTAATTCTTGCAACTCTGAGCTTTTTATTTTTCTAAAATCTATATAATATCGCCATAAATTATCTTCATCTATCATGGCTCTTTTACAAAATTCGCTTGGTATTTCTTGAAAAATAGTATTTTGGTCATCACTCAAATCATACCAAAATGTCTCACCATTCAATAAAGTTCTATACATCATATGAGTAAAATTACTTTGTATTTTAGCATCTTTGCATATTTTAGCCGCAGTTAAATATCTATTCCACAAAGTAGTATCTTTTACTTCGGTTTGTTCTGGTGTTAAAATATAATCATATGTTAATATAGAGGCGTAATACATTACAATATTAGTATAAAAGGCAATATTGCTTGATAAATATTGAGATACATCTTGCAAATACTCAAAATTATCAGTAGGATTTTTTAACATCTGTTTAATTTGTTTGTTGCTATATTCTTTTGCGGTATAACTAATATAGCTTTGCATTATTAATGGGTTTAACGGTTGCATCTCATATCTCAAAGATTTATTCAAATATTTACCAGTATAATGTCTCTTTTTTTCTCTAACATTGTAAAATTCAACTTGCTCATTCATTTAATCACCTCTCTTTTAAAAAAATACATAATCTTTTAATTTCTTTTTTTTATTTTTTCTTGTTAATTCTTTTTCTTTTAATGCTAAAAAATAAACACCATAAGATAAAGAACTATATCTATCTTTTCTGCTACTTCTTGGTTCTACTAATTTATATACCCCAGAACCGTTGCTTGTTTGTTTTAGTTCTAAAGATATTGTTTCATTAATAAAGTTATCAATTTGTATATATGGTTTTTGAAGCATAGCCTGTTTCTCTATTGTTGATTTGCTATAATTTTTAGCTTTAGAAACATAGCTTATTGCATCATTACTATTTACTAAATATTTAATCTTGCCACGCTTCATATAATCTTTTAATGTGCTTGCTATATCTAAATTTAATTCTGAAGTTGGAGAAATTCCAAATATTCTTTCTTCAGCCCCAGACAAAGCACTTTCATTCAATGCGTCATTATTTATAAATTTAAATGGTTCATATCTTTTATTTCTAATATCATCTTCCATAGACTCCATAAGTCTATCAGATATTGATTTACCTATACCTGAAATATCTATAACTATATAATCACAATCATAATCGTCAAATAATCTTCTTATTCTAATGCCTTGAATTTTACTATGACCACCATTCATTGTTTCCATATACTCTACATGTATTTTCCAATTTCCATTATAGTTTCTCAAAGAAAGTATTGTATATGCACTAGCATCATTATTTTTGCCAGGCATTCTTGCAATATCGGCTGATATTATTCTTATTTCATCTCTATCTTTTTTTCTTGATTCAAAATTACTATTACCATAATATTCATAAATATCTTTGGGATATAATGCTTGGGTTATTTTTCTATTCTTTTCTAAATCATTAAGTTCAAAGAAAGCGTTTTCATTTTCACCATAAAACATACATTCCATCTCCATATTAAATTTAATAGGCGAGAATGTATCTTCCATCATTTCCTCTTTTATGGAATCTGCGTCTAGTAATTTGTGCTCTATAGACTTTTGATATGGAAATGCTACAACATTATACCTTGAACCTTCAGTCATCTTTTGATAATATGCTTGAAATAAATCATAAGACCAATTATGTTTATAATATGCGGAACTTAAAAATATCTGTTTATTTTTCTCCATATCCATATCTTTATATTCATCGTGTACTAAATATGCTGGCTGTCTACTTGAACCCAACATTCTTCTTAGTACAGCCGTATAAATCTCTTGGTCTATCATTCTAAATTCATCTAATATTAATAAATTAGCACCACCAGAACGTGCGCCATCATTTGATGCTGTTATCTTAACCCAAGACCCATTTAAGAACTTCACATTAGGGTCATCATTGTTCATATTAGATTTAAGTCTACCATCAATCTCTTCTTTTAATATTGGTGACATATTCATTAATTCTGGAAGTTTTTCTGTTACTATTTTCATAGCCTGTCTTTTTTGTCCAGCTGCCACCACAACCTTTGTGCCAGGATATAAAATACACATTACTACTATAAATAATGCCGTAATAAATGTTTTACCCTGTCGTCTAGCCGCTATATACATAAAATTATTATTATGCACCATTTGATATAATATATACTCTTGAAATGGTTTTAATGTCTTTATCCCCAAATATTCTTTTACAAATCTATGAGGATTGTCTCTCCAATAAGAAATCCATAATTCATATTGCTCAATCATATTTATGGACTTTGGAAGTGTATAACTATTTACGTCAAAATCTTGATAAACTGCTGTTTTATAACCCATAGTTATTCACCCTCATTAGTAGTATCTATGTTGTATGTTTTGTTATCATCATCTATTTCTTTTTGTATTTTATCAAAATCAATCTCGTGTTTTTTAAGCCATTCATCATATTCTCTTGTAAGAACATTAGTCTTGCCTTCCATTTTTGCTAATTGACCTGCTATCTGAACAGATAGTTCACCAAATTTATCAACATCTTTGTATCTTTTACCTTGAGAAGTTATAGGTTTTTCATTCTCAATCATCTTAGTTACAAGACCTATTGGTGGTGTTTTATCCCTTGAATTTGGGTCTATTGGTGTAATATTTGCATCTTCTATTAATTTGTTTCTAAGCTTTATTAATTTTTCAATACTAGCACCAGATTCTCTAGCTTTTTTTACATCTAAGCTTGTCATTGCTATATCTTTAAAATACATTTTACTTGAATAATCTTTAGGTTCGCCATATGATTTTACCATCTCATCATATTGAGATTCTAAAAACATATAATCTTCAACCCTCATGGAGTTATTAGAACCCCATTTTTTTACTAAATCTTTTAATTTAGTTTCATTTATTTCTATTTCGTTTTTACCTATATCGTCTTTATCTAAAACTTTGCCATTAATATCCGTAAATTGTGAACCATCATCAAAAGTTTTAGGATTTCCATATTGCGCACCAGTAGAACTGTAAACTCTTGACATATAGTATCTAAATAATGGTTCTGTTTCATAGTCTTTGTCATCTAAGTTCTTTTCTTTGATGGTTTCTCTCTGTGAGACAGCTATACCATAAATGCCTTCGACAAATGGAATGTCCATTTTTCTACAAGCGTAAAATATGCCAAGCCTTTCATCTTTATATTTGTTATAATAATTTAGATAAATGTCAATAGCACAGCTTTTGCATATTGGCATTCTACCATCAATAGCAAAGAACGAATAGCTGACATATGCATTTCTTTGATTTATAGTTTTTTTATCGCACATTGAGCACAATATGCCGTCATTTTTTTTATTTTTCTTTGCCATATATTATCACATCTTTCTTATATTCATATTTTTATATCTATGTTTATAAATCTGTTATTTTTTATTAATATAGCCTTACCTTCAGGCTTGGCGGTTCTTTTAATCTTCATAGAAAAATCATCTACACCAATTAAACTAGGAAATTGTATGCATTTTGAATGTAGAGATGCTGTTTCTTGTTTGGAATTGTGCAAATGACCAGAAATCATAAGTTCGGCTTTTACGTCATAAATTTCCTTGTATTCTTTTACAGACTTGACTAAATCTCTTTCATTTTGACCATGAGTAGCCATAACTCTAAATCCATCAATATTAACATATTGTATTGATTTAGTTGGATTTATTTTTATTCTGTCGTTGTTAGCCAATGCCAAATTTATTACTTCATCTACTATATATTGAACATTCTCCTTGGCAAACTCACCCGATTTACTATTAAGAGTCCTCAATTCGCAATGATTTCCTAAACAACTATAATAATCTATTTCTACATACTCACTCAATTTATTTAACCAATTAGACATAAATTCAGCATATTTAATAGTAGATTCTATTATACCATATTTTATATATTGAAGCGATGAAGCTCTTAATATACCTTCTATAGAATCAGATAAATCAAAGAATTTAACTTCTGATATATTCTCCTCATCTATTATGTTTATGTACTCTTGAAGTAAGTTTTCCATTCTTTCCTCAAATACTTCTACATTATACACATTTAAAGGCTCACTATTTATCCCCTCGATGACAACCTCTTTGCCATAATGAGCATCTGCTATGCCAAATATTGACTTTATGTCGTTATTAATTATAGGTTTAAAATCTGGCAATGGTAGTGGTTTTATATCTTTGGCATAATATCTTATTTCCTCTAAAATAGCCTCTTTACGAGCGGTATTTCTTATTTGATTCTCTCTATATCCACTTCTTAAATCTCTTAATTTTTGAACTTCTATTTTAGACTCTTTTATTTTTTCTTCTATTTTTTGTAATGCACTGCCTTTATTTCCTTCTTCCAACATGTGTTTATATATTGCATATCCACCAAATTCTGACGGTTGCATGGCTTTTCTAAGAGAATCATAATGACAATTCCAACCAGCTAGATTTACAATATCTTGC